AATACAAGTATTAAATGATTTTAGTTTTAATAAAGAGATAATACCATATCGAGTTTATATCCCATCATTTACAGGAGAAAGTATATTTTTGCTTTTAAAGAATCATTTTCTGGCATATAATTTTAAGTTTGAAGAAGCTGAACAACTTAATTCGCATATTACACAAGATGTGTGGAATTCGTATAAAACATTTAATTGGTAGATATTATTTTTTAGTAGCAGAAGGAACTACCCAGGGAGTAAATATCGTATTAGATACAGGTGTCGTTTCTATGTCATCAATTGTGATACTTTCTTGTAAAAGACAATTTACACTCTGTGGATAAGAAGCAATTGATTCATGAGTAGGAATAGGTTTAAAAAAATGGTTATCTATTTCTTCGCGAGCTCTCAAAAGTTCATTAAGTCTTTTTTGATTTTCATTGTATAGTTCTAAATTCGATGGCTTGCCATAGGCTTCCTTCGGTCTATCGGATTGAGTCGAAAGTCTAGAGTTTTTTCTTAAAGCGCATTCAAAACGATTACCACCGCAGCTCATTTTTAATAACCTATAAAATAATTTTCAAATAAAATTTGATTATTATGTACCTTTTAGGTACATTGTAATAAAATGAATCAGGGTAAAGCCAATAAATTGTTAGAAAGCATGCTCGGTGTTGAACAACTCCAAGAAAAACCGTCGGGTATTTGTGGTATTTTACAAACTAAAAACTATTCAGATTTTATTATTCTAAGTGACGGAGGCGATGAAATACACCGATTTTCGGGAGCTAAATTAGCAAATAAATGTCTTCCAGGAGATCATGTTTTCTGGAAAGAAGAAAAATGCCATCTTGAACTCCGCGATTCACACCCCCCAATTGTTGGAACAGTAGAGCTTGTAAATAAATCAAAGTATGGTCTTACATCAAGAGGAATACCTATATATCTCTTCACTCCCTATAATAAATCCTATCCGCATTTTATAGTGGGATGTTCTGAAAGGGATATAAGTAAAAATCGCATCGGACTTGTTAATTTTGATGACTGGTCCACATCGTCCACTTTTCCACGAGGTCAACTTCAGAAACTACTTGGTACTTCAGGAGATTTTGAAGCAGAAAAAGAGGCACTTATGTGGCAAGCATGTCCTTGGAAGCATCCTAAGGGTTCTTATAACCCAGAAGTAAAAGAGGCTACATCCGTTATTAGAAAGGAGCTAACAGGGTTTACTTTCAATATTGATCCATTGGGATGTAAAGATGTAGATGATGTGCTCACATTTGAAGAGATAAAGACTGGTAATGGCATTGTATGGAAAGTGTCGATTACAATTAGTGATGTTGCGGCCTATGTTGAATTGGGCAGCACAGTAGACATATATGCGTCATTGATAGGTCAAACATTGTATACACCAGAAGGGATTCCGCTAAGGCCCATGCTTCCAAAAGAATATTCAGAGGAGTTCTGTTCGTTAATTCCAAATAAGACATCGCTTGGAATAACTTTACAGTTTATATGGGATGGAAAAGAAATTACAGATAAAGTGTGGTTTGAATCAATTCTTAAGACGGATAAATCATATACATATGAGGAATTTCAAGAATCTGATTCACCATATAAGGAGCTGTTGGCTTCTGTCGCAAACTATTTAGCAAAGGAAGGGGCTACCGCGTATGATTCGCATAAATGGATTGAACAATGTATGTTGTTTTACAATAAGGAGGCGGGTCAGATTCTAAAGAATAAGGGGATGGGTATTCTAAGAAGGCATACTAGTCCAAATCTTGAAAAGCTCGAAAAATATCGGATTAATAATATTCCTGAATTAGAAAAACTCGCATTCTCGGCGGCAGAGTATTGTTTAGCAGAGGAATCAGAAACTAGACACTTTGGATTGGAATCGGATAATTATGCGCATGTATCAAGTCCTATTCGTCGATATGCGGATTTAGTAAATCAGAGAATATTAAAGTTACATATTAGAAAATCATCTGAGCAACATATTGTACCAATTGCGATGTATGATATGAATTATAGAATGAGGCTAAATAAGAATTATAGCCGAGATTTAGATTTCCTAACTGCTATAAGTGTGATAAGCGCAGCTAGTGAAACGTCAAACCTAGAAGGTTTGCCTTTAAAGCGCATTAATGAGCGTGAAACGTCAAACCTAGAAGGTTTGCCTTTAAAGGGTATAATTATTGATAAACAAATTGCCGAAGAGGGGCAACTTAAATTAAAGATTTATGTCCCTGTTTGGAAACGTACAATTACAACCAAGTATAAAATGGTGAACGATAATATAGTTCTATCAAGGGATGAGAAGAGGGAAATTGATGTGACTGAATTTAGAGAAGTGGAATTAATGTGCGCTGTAAATATAAATTCAAGAAATTGGAAGGAGCGTATAATTATTAATATTTCATAATAAGTAATACAAATTACTATTTTTATTACATATTATTCTACTACTTATTTAAACTATAAAAATGAACTAGCATATAATTTCATAGTTTAAATTATACTTTATGAAAATTGAATCGGCTTTAAAAAGAGTTTAAAGCTGTATCAAAAATTGATAAAGGTCTGAGCTAAGAACTTAGACACTAGTTTCTATATCCAAGACAGAATGCCAAACGGGTTTAATCAAGCTTCTTCCAATGTTGAGTCAATCGTCGGAGTACAGTTCAGTATCTTCTCTCCTGAAGAGATTGAACGTAGTTCCGTGGTTGAGATCACTTCGCAGACCTTATATGAAGGAAATGAACCTAAAATTGGCGGATTATTTGACCCACGCATGGGTGTTCTAGATAATGGTAAAATATGTCGCACATGTGGTCAAACTAATCACGCCTGTCCCGGCCACTTTGGTCATTATGTACTTACTCGCCCAGTATATTATATTCAATTTCTCCCAATGATTCTAAATGTTCTCAAGTGTATTTGTATTCGTTGTTCTAAACTTAGAATTGATAAAGAACATCATAAGGAATTACTTCATCGTAAGGGAGAGGCACGTTGGAAAGAGGTACTGGCGTTATCGTCAAATATCAAGAGATGTGGGCAAGAATGTGAGGATGGTTGCGGCGCGCCGCAACCCGATAAGTTCACACGCGAAGGTATCGCGCGCATTGTTGCGAATTATGCCGAACTCAAGCAACTTCAACCGCTTGAGGTGGAATACGTACATCGTCTATTCCGCCGCATCTCTGACGAAGATGTCGACTTTATGGGCTTGTCTCGTTACTGGTGCCGCCCTGACTGGATGATTTGTAGGGTTCTTCGCATTCCTCCTCCCCAAGTGCGCCCCTCGGTTGTTCAAGATAACAATCAGCGTTCAGAGGATGATTTGACGCACAAACTCTTTGATATTATCAAAAACGATAAATCCCTTCAACAAAAAATCGAGGGTAATTCTTCAAAGAATGTTATTGATGAAATGACCAACGTGGTTCAATATCACGTGGCTACCCTTGTTGATAATGAAATTCCTGGCGTGGCACCATCGGCTCAACGGTCGGGTCGTCCTCTTAAGTCTATTCAGCAGCGTCTTGGTGGAAAAGAGGGTCGTATTCGCTATAATATTCAGGGTAAGCGTGTAGAATTCTCGGCGCGCTCAGTTATTACTCCTGATCCAAATCTAAGTGTGGGTGAAATTGGTGTGCCACTTGAGATTGCGATGAATCTTACGAGTCCTGATAGAGTTACACCCTACAATGTGGATAAGCTTTATAAACTTGTACAGAATGGGGCCGATAAATGGCCTGGTGCGAAAACAATTGTTCGCGCGGATGGTCGTATGATTTCACTGAAACACGTGAATACGAAGGAGATTGTACTCTACAATGGAGATGTCGTAAATCGTCATCTTCTTGATAATGATATCTTGCTGTTTAACCGACAGCCTACGCTTCACAAGATGTCGATGATGGGGCACCGCGTGCGCGTGCTGCCTTATAAGACGTTTCGGATGAATGTTCTAGTTACTCGTCCTTATAATGCTGATTTTGATGGTGATTTGTACTTATGTTAAGTAAGAATCTTGTCACCAACAGGTAGCCACTTTCCGGGTTGTGAGAAATCCTGAAAAGAGTAATGGTGTAATTCTCACTATTTGTAATTTTCGTGCTAAATTGCGAATAATATAACTACCTAGTGGAAATTTGATAGTTTAAATTTATAAATAATTGCTAGAATGTCTGATATATTACTTGATAATACTAATGTTGTTGGTCATATTTACTTAATTAAAAATACAAAACTTAATAAAATGTATGTAGGTCAAACACTTTCTCATCGTAAAAATAAAAGTAAGTATAGGCCATTTGGATTTCAAGGAAGATTTAATGATCATGTTAGTGAAGCGATTTGTAATACAAAAACAGGATGTACATATTTAAATAATGCGATTCGCCTTTATGGTAAAGACGCATTCAGTGTATCATTGATTACAACTTGCTCCCCTTTAGAACTTGATAACCTTGAAATATTATATATTAAAGAGTATAACACTCTTTATCCAAATGGATATAATCTTACAATCGGTGGAAAAACTGGTGGAAAGACTTTTAAAAATGACTTAAATACAGATTTTATACAAACTACTAAAAATCCTCCTAAAAAAAGAGGGGGATGTAAGGAAAGAACTGCTGAAACAAGGGCTAAAATGACTAAAAGTCTTAAAGAAGTGTGTGGTACACCTGAAGCGCGTAGAGACCAGATGATACGCAGTCAAACACAACATACTTTAAAGAAGATAGAGAAGTTTCAAGGAGTTAAAATAGATTTAGATGCTATTGATAGTTATATTAGAACTAGAAATTCTAAAGATGGCAGTAAATATATTAAAGTTTGTATAGAAGGTAAAACAACAACATTTGTAGGTAAATATGAAAAAATAGAAGACTTAAGAATAAAAGCAATTAATTTTATAAAAAACATCAAATCCGCAACGCTTCCAAATTGATCGGGAACCCCCTAAAACTTTGAATACTAAGGATACGTGCGAAAGACGTTTCTGGCTCTAGAGAGATACTAGAGGTATAGTAAAAACTTCGAAGATAAGCCATTAAATGGCAAAATGGGAAATCCGCAGCCAAGCTCCTAAATCCGCTATGATAGGATAAGGAGAAGGTTCAGAGACTAAATGGTAGCGGGTCACAAATGATGGTCTAATCAACCTGATGTGGCTCAAGATATAGTCCACCCCCCTTGGAAACTTGGGGGAATAACGGAGATGAATGCACATTTGCCCCAGTCCTACGAAGCGATGGTAGAACTGGAAGAAATCGCGGCGGTGCCGCACCATGTTATTACGCCGCGTCACGCCAAACCAATGATTGGTGTGTATCAAGACACGCTTGTCGGTTCATACTTGCTAACACAGCCTGGTATTAACTTCACTCAACGTGAGTTTATGAACCTGATGATGTGGAACAAGCGTTTTGATGGTAACATGCCTATTCCGCGCGGCGGCGCGGTGGGGAAGGAACGCTGGAGTGGGCAACAAGTTTTAAGCGCCCTTCTGGCACCAATTAATATAGAAATGGGCAACAAGTCCTTTGATAGTGATAAGGATTCAAAAGATTCAGAAAATTATGTAAAAATCGTACAGGGTAGTATTGAACAAGGAGTTGTGGACGGCGATGTATATATGAAACCATCAAAAGGTATTATTCATGTGACTTATAATGATTATGGTCCTAAAGATACTATTGCGCTTTTAGATGCGCTTCAAAACACGGTAGAAAATTTCCTAGTACTGAATGGGTTTAGTGTGGGTATCAGCGATTTAATCGCAGACGAAGACACTAAGCGCGCCATTGATGCGAAGATTCAAGAACGTAAAAAACAGGTAGAGCAAGTAATCCTACAGGTTCATTTGGACTTGTTCGATAATAATACAGGAAAAACAAATCAACAGGAGTTCGAGGACCAAGTTTTCGGAATTCTTAATCAGGCCACTTCGGATGCGGGCTCGCTGGGTCAGAAATCTCTATCAAGTGAGAATCGGCTTCTTGCGATGGTCCGTTCTGGTTCTAAGGGTGAGCCTCTGAATGTGGCACAAATGATGGCGTGTCTCGGTCAAACGGCTATTGAGGGTAAGCGTGTTCCCTATGGCTTTACTGATCGTACGCTGCCGCATTATAAGAAGTATGACGATTCATCGGAAGCGCGTGGATTTATTGAGAGCTCCTTCATTGGAGGTCTGACTCCACAAGAATTCTTCTTTCATGCGATGTCTGGACGCGAGGGTTTGATTGATACCGCGGTAAAGTCAGTAACTGGTGATACTGAAATTATAATTGTAGAAAATGGAAAAACAAAATGGATGCAGATTGGTGAATGGATTGATAAGCATATTGATGGAGCGCTTCCCGAAGAAGTAGAACATCATAATGAGGCAAATATGGAACTTCTTAACTTAAAATCAGAAGTGTATATTCCTACTTGCGATGAAAATGGTATAACATCTTGGGGTAAAATGACAGCTGTAACTCGTCATGATCCTGGCGAGAAATTATATGAAATTAAAACACAGTCTGGTAGAGATGTTACAGTTACAGCTGGGAAATCATTACTTATTTGGAACGGGACAACTTTTAAAGAAGTTTATACAAAAGATGTAAAAATTGGTGATAAGGTGCCAATTACAATGAATTTATCTGAACCACCTATTATTCATAATTATGTTGATATGTCATTATACTTTCCAAAAACAGAGTATGTACATGGTACTGATTTCCATATTGCTAAAGTAGAAATGGATACAGCCATGGATGGTAAATTTCATATTCCAACAAAATGGTGGGAGAATAATAATGGTCTAACATTTACTCTACCATATCCTAATAAGGCACGATTTCAAAGAGTAAATAGCGGTCGTTCTAAAATCAATCATATTAAACCTGGTCATATTTATGCTTATCATGCTGAGCGTAATGCAGTTCAAATACCAGAACAATTTGAACTCAATGAGAAAAATGGTATATTTATCGGGCTATTCTTGGCAGATGGAAACGCAGATATACCCTCTGGATATATACAAATTACAAAGAATAATGAAACAATTCGTAACTTTGTAAAAGAATGGTTTGATGAAATGGGAATTAAGTATAAAGAACGAACAGAACAAAGAAATCTTAAAACAATTGGAAAAGAATCTATAGGAACATCATCAGAGGTTCGTGGATTTTCACGACTATTTGCGCAATTCTTGACCGAGTTTGTAGGACATGGTTCTCAAAATAAATATATTCCAGATATCGCATTTAATGCTCCTATTTCATTTGTAAAAGGACTATTAAGTGGATATTTCTCGGGTGATGGTTATATTAGTCATAACAGTGTAGAAGCAGGTTCAACATCTACACGCATCATTAAAGGTATTGCGATGTTATGTAGACGATTTGGAATATTCACATATACACATACAACTCACTTAAAATCAAATAATGTTGGTACTAAAAACATACTTCCAATGTATAATTTACATATTCGTTCAAAGTGGGTTAAATTATTTAAAGATAATATTATCCTTATTCATCCTGAAAAACAAGAAAAATTAAATAATATTAAATATACCGAAGAACATATTAATTATGTATCACATAATGATGTAGTACTTGATACTATTACTGAAATTAATGAAATCAGTACTGATTTACATCCAAAAATGTACGATGTATCTGTACCATCAACTCTAAACTTTATGATAGGAAATGGACTAAATTCGTACGATACTGCAGATACAGGATATATTCAACGACAATTAATTAAATCAATGGAAGACCTCATAGTGCATCACGATGCGACGGTGCGTGATGCGAATAACAATATTATTCAGTATCATTATGGCGAGGATGGTACAAATCCAACAAAGATTGAGACACAGGCATTACCGATAGGTAAGTTGTCTCAGGAGGAGATTCGTACACAGTTTGGAATGGTAGGAGTAGATTGGAGTGTTGTACTAAAGGACGGTATTGTACGCGATAATGACACCGAGTCAGTGACGGAATATGTAAATACGCTTCTATTCGACCAGCGTATGATGGTAGAGGGTGTATTTCAAAGCAAATCCCTCGATTCAGGTAGTGTATTCGCCCCAGTCAATTTAGCGCGCTGGATTCTAAATATTAAAACGCGATTCGCTTTGAAGGCTACCGAGAAGACGGATTTAACACCCGCATATGTGCTAGATGGTATTAAAAAGATTATCGCACGTACGCACCCTTATCACAAGATTTGGTGTGCACTACTACGCTTCCATTTGGCCCCTCATAAGTTGATTGTGAAGGAGCGT